CAATCACCCACCGCACTATACGGATGGGAGCATTGAATGTATTGAGGCAATTGAAGCAGCCTTAAGCAACGAAGAGTTCCGTGGCTACTGCAAAGGCAACTGCCTTAAATATATTTGGCGCGAAAAATATAAGGGCGGTACTGAGTCGCTGAAAAAAGCGCAGTGGTACTTAGATCGCCTGATTCAGTTAGACGAAGCTCAAAAGGGTTGAAGATCGTCTTCGTCTTCGTCAACCGCACAGGCTGCCGCCAGTTCTAGCAGCTCAAGATCGGTGGGAACATCAAAGTCAATACGGATGTTCTCACCATCCAGAATTTCTTTAATCGCTTGCCACTCCATCAGGCGCTGGTAATAGAGATTCAAGAGGGCACCATGCAACTCTTCCCACGTCATCTCTTGCGCCTGAAGCTCAGCCTTACGCATGGAGAATTGAAGTTCCAATGGAAGCTCAAACTCCCGAGGTTCAACCGATCTCTCCATGGTCATACTGAAACTTAATGATCTAATTCTAAGACCATTGTCCATCTGTTAAAGCAAGTTCCTCTTCCAAGTCTTCCCAGAACACAATGCGATCGCTTGGTTCTTTGGCAATGTCAAACTCGTTGGCAAATTCCGCAAGAACGTAGGGATTCATGTTTTCTTCCAGTTTGCGGATAGCTCGTACCTGGTGTGGAGCCCCGACATAGTTGCGAAAAGCACTTAACAATACTTCGGTAGAGGCCCAGGGATTTGCATCAATTTCTTCTAGAAACAGCTGGATCTCCTCACGACGCCGGTCAATCAAATTCCCAATAACCTGATAGTTATGATCAAAAATCCATCGGGATATTTCAAACGCGACACCATGCCAGTCTTCGTTACCAATGCAGTCAATCAACTCGCAATACATGAAAGCATCCCAGCCAACTGAATGGATAAATGACAAGAGTGCCATCCGCATTGGCTTATCGAGATGTAAATTTATTGTGTCAAGTTCGGCATCAAGTATGCGCAACTCATGATTCAGATACTCCAAGGCTTTTTGCTTGGTGCACATCTGCCCTGCTACCACCGGAGTCTCGTCAGGATAGAACTGTGTGCCGTAACCGATTGAATAAGGCGCTCCACCGGTCTCTGGGTCAGGGTACGCCTTCTCATTAAAACCTTGATATCTGCAGATGATGTCAACTGCAGGCGCAAAATTTTTCATGGGGGCAATACACTATTACCCCCAATCATACATAAATTATTTACCTTGGCCGCGACTCATTTTGCGTCCGTGGCTGGGAAGGGAGTTGCGCCCTTGGCCTTGACGCGTTTTCTTAGGCTTGGACTCAAGACGGACAGTTGTAGATTTTGGTTTTGCCATGGAATGCATTGAGAGGCGTCACCACTTTAGTCGATCTACCATTTAACCTTGTGCGACCAGTAACGAGCTGACATAATATCTGGATTCGCGTCTTGAGCGTTATGCCTTGCGTAATAAGACTTTTTGCGAGCTTTATCCTTAGCTGTTTGAGGGTTCTTGCCAGCGCCTTCAACACCTTGCTGACCAAATCGTACGATTTTTTCCTTGCCGTCTTTACAAGCCTTGACAACATGTGATTTGGTTGGATGGCCAGGTGTCTTACGTGGCTTGTTGCAAGCCATTTTATCTTTAGCAATCTTGGCTGCACTAGCGGCTTTTTTACGTTTATCGCTCATGAGAACCCTTTAAAGAAAGATGTAAAGTCACTCAGGATTCTTTGTCCTGTAGCCGACTTATATTTAGTGTCTTCATCATCTCCATAGTCTAAGCTAAAGAAACTGCTGGATTTATCACTAGTTTCTTCTGAAGGCTCCGCATCCTCCTGGAAAAATTTCTCAACAGATCCAAGGGCAGCAAATGGGTCGCTGGTATCCAAACCAATCATTTCAAGACCTTTTCCTGTGCCTGCTTTCGTAAGAAGCTGTTGCTCTGTTCTGTCCACGTCAGGGAACATCGTCTCATAAAACTCATCTTCCGATCCTTGATATCCAGCATTTTGAAACACTTTATATAACTGCGTTTCAGATTTTGCCTGGGTATTTTTATAGTCTTCTGGTCTTTCAATGTAGGTTAAACCAAGCTTTTCTTGTGTTGGCTTTTGCCGTTTCTCGTTTAAGTATTTAATTTCCTCTCTAATTTTTTGAGCTGATCCCGTCCTTAATGTCTCTGCAATGTACTGTTTTAACTCGTCAAGACTACCCTTAAAATCTGTTAGTCCGTATCTTTGTAAAGTTTCGTTCCAGCCTTTTTCATCTCCTGGGTCTACACCCTTTAACATTTCGTCGGCAAATTCTTCGGGAGTAATAAATTGACCAAAGATCGATCCTTGTTCCAAGGCCTCCTTTTGGAGTGCAGGTAAAATTTTATTGTAAATCTCATCACTCACTTTCCCCGCATTAAGAATGTCTTCGGCACCGTCGTAGCCAAGCCCTTGACCCTTCACTTGGAAATGTAATTTCGCAAAGTCTGCTTTATTGTTTAAATTAACACCAAAGCGATACGCTTGCTGCGCCCAATACGGATCACCTTTCTTGGCTGCCTCCCAGTCTTCGCTAACTTTTTGCGCCTGCTGCAAATAAGATTGTTCGCGCGCTTTGTCTCCTGTTGGATTAAAATAAAACTCAGGATCAAAATAACGGTCAGATACTTTTTTCAGTTGATCTAAGTACGCTTGCGACCTTAGGTTTGCAACCTGTGTTACTGCGTTAACAAGATCTTGAGTTTGGAACGGGTTTTGTTCCTCTTGTCGAACGTCTAGATACTCGGTAAACTCATCCATGGAACGAGCGGTATCAAATCTAGGCTGCAAGTATTTCTCAATAAATTCTCTGGCAAAGTCTGCACCTATTTTTATATTTGTTTTGGCCTCTCCGACTGTGTAGCCAAGCTCCAAATCTCCTTCATATTTTTTCTTAAGGGTATTATCAAACCACTGCTGCCAGTTGTAGGTAGCGTTATTGCGCACACCAGTGATATTCTGTAGAGATTTCTCAAGCGCTTCTTCTGGATTTCCTTTGCTTGTGAAAGCAAGGATGCCGCCAACACCGCTGTCTCCCAATATTGAATTGGCCAGTGTTTTATTTATATTAGAAATCTCACTAAAACCACCAAAGCCACCAAGCAATTCAAACATTTGCTCCTTGGCTTTTGCTTTTTTCATTTCTTCAATAGTATCCTTTAAAACATTTTGAGTTAACGCTCCAAAACGCTTTACATCTACTGTTGCTTTTTCACCAACTGCTTGATTAATTGTGTCCTCAAGCTCTGTTAATCCATACCCTGTATTTAATTGGTAATTAAAAGAAACTTCTTTATCTTCTGGGCGTTTCGATAGACGGAAAAGAGCCGCAAATTCTTCAGGTTTTGCAGTGTCAATAGACAAGAAATTGTCTTTCGCCATCTGCTTCCAATATGGATCTCCGTTTAAAGCTTTTTCAAATTGATCACTGATGTATGGAATAGACAACAGGCGAGCGTCAGATGTATTCATATCGACGCCAAGCTGTAAAGCTCGCACGTCTTCCAGATCTCTATCTGTTGGTTTTTTTTCAACGTAACGCTGAACTGCTTCCTTAGTCTCTGGAGCGTTACCACGTTGTCCGGCTTGTTTACCTTGTGTTGTGTAATGCCATAAATAAAAACCGTTTTCGCCATAACGATTAACAACGTCTACGTCATCATTGGCGAGCGCTTCTGCATACTTTTGTGCTAAAGCCGGGTTTTGTTGTTTGTAGTACTGTGGATCAAAATCTCCGTATATGGGCTTAGCACCTAAGGAAACGTCCCAGGGGTTTAATTTTTCTGTTAAATAAAATGTTTTAAAATTATCCTCAATACCTGCAACGCCTAGATTCTTCAGTGCATCTCGTTGAGCGACATAGTCTCCTCCTTTTGTAGAAGAAATAATGCCATTAGCTTTATCGTAAGATTGATTTTTTGCTTGATTATCAGCATTTAGTTTTGTATACGTTTCGTTTAAATCTGAATTAATTTTATTGCTTTCTTGAAGATTCTTTGATGCGTTGGCAGCGTCATTAGCTAACTCATCTGGAATACCAAGCCAAGAACCAGGTACAGCGATTTTTCCTAAGTCTTTCTTCTTGTAATTAACAGGTAAATCGCCTAGTTTGACCCACCCCTTATCGGGATTTTTGTTTAAATTTACGCCTACTGAAAAGTCTGTAGTAACTGAAAACTGAAAGGGTTGACCCTTTTGATATCCAGTTCTTCTTTCAACTTTCCCCCATACTTCCATTGTGCCATAAACAGGCCTACCCGTATCGTAATCGGTTTTTTCATACGCAAGATTCCACTTCTTATTATCGGGGTCGTAAGTTAATCCCATCAGCCAGCCAGTTTGTAATTAACTGTGTTTTCTTGATCTATTAAATCTACCATTTCCTGCTTTGCCCATGACAAGATCTTTTGAAACCTAGACTCATTAAAGAATTCTTGTTGGCTATACCATTCTTCCATCTTGTTACTTGCTTTGTTTTGGTTGCAACGGCGACAGCAAGGAATCAGGTTATTTCTGTTGCTAGATCCGGATTTAAAACGTGGGACAATATGATCTAAGCTTGTTGCCGAGTCGCCACAATAACCGCACTTGTGGTCCCAGGCTTCATATATTGATTGTCGATATTTCTTTTTCGCCAACTTTGGAGTTAATTCAATGAGCAGGGCAAGGGGTTCCTGTTCACAATTGAACATACTCTTTGTTGCTGTTAATTAATTTTAATTTGTCCACACATATACAACTTTGAATAAAGAGATAAAAATTTAATTAAGGCCCTTGACAGGCTCTTGACGGTCTGTACTGTATATGAGTAAGCGTTTTCCTGCGCCATGACCAAAGCACCGGGATGGGTCTCTGTCCAGAAGGCAGAAGAGCTCCTTGGTATTGACCGGAAAACCCTGTTTAAATACAGGGATGATGGCACCCTTAAGCTCGGACCGCACTTTGCTGCGTTTCCTGAAACCCGTTCTCGTGACAGCTATCGCTGGAACGTAAGTGCAATTCGGAAACAGCTTAAGAAGCAAGACAAGCTTGTGGAAATGCCTATGTCCTGAGGTTAGGTGTAGATGAGAGTTGGGACGAATGGACCCCGCTTCGGCGGGGTCTTTTTATTCTGGCGTAATACCACTTGCGAATGCAGCCCACGCAAGACCAATGGCTTCCATGGTCGACCGCTCTCCAGAAGCATATGGCAAATGCACCACATCACCAACATGGTATACGGTGGGAGATCCGCTGAAAGTAATCTCACTATCGCCGTAGATTCTTTCTTCAAGTTGTTGACGAGAATAAATAAAGTTTGAATCAACAACGTCTCCGAACTCAGCCATGACTACACACTTGGTAATTCACCAGATGCCGGAATGTAGGTCTTTCCGTTCTTATCGATCATTGTAAAACCGGCCATCTTCACAAAAGTCGATGGAATATTAAAAAGTTTTTGCATCATTGGCATCATCATGGGTGCTTGGCAGTTATAAGGAGGCACGTCCATCATGGATAGTGAGTGGCGTTGTAAGTCAGCTGCTCTTAGCTCAAGTTGATCGCTCTCGGTCTCAGCGACAAGTCTTTGCTCCCATGCTGCCATACTCTCCATCTTTACAGGGAAATCAGAAGGTTCTGGTGGGAATACGCCTTCTTCATACTTCATGGCATAGATGTGTTTGCAATAACGCATCTCGTCTAGAAGGGGAGTCCAGGTATCTGTTAACGATGTCAATACGTTATCTGTAGCTGAATAATCGTTGTAACTGGGCATACCCTCAGCTTTAGATCCTGGAATAGAAGGATCGGTCGTGGAACGGGTATAGATTGCGCCAAAGTCACGGAATACGCCTGGATTGTCACGTGCAGAACCTAATTTTGTTGAGGTTGTTGGCGTAACGGTCGGTGGAACATTGTATTCAGGAGACGGTGAAATGATTCGCATATCCCGATTAGTTTGCGCATTAGTCATTGCACTATTATTTACCACGCCACTAACTGTCATTACTTCGTAACGACCGGGCTTTAGCGAGGCAACGTTGGTGCGAGGGAAACGTTCCTTCAAGGAATCTGACACCTTGTTCAAGGAGGACATGAACGAATAGTCACGCCGTGTAAAATCTTGACAAGAACAGCAATAACGCGTGCCTGTCATAAAGAACCGTCCAACATTCGGAGGCCTTGTTGCAGGAGTCACCAGGCTTCGATCCGGTGTTGCTTCCACCGAACCTGCTTTTCTAAGTTTGAGGATTCCAGTGAAAGGATCAGTGTCGGCAAGAACGGCTTGAACATAGCCGTAACGTTTCTGAGTTGTTGGATCAATCGTATCCCGTGTTATGGGAACGCCACCTGGTGTAATAATACGGTCTTCCAGAATCTCTCCGTTAATAGCTCTGAGCCCACTAGGAGATCCGGGTAAGGCAACGTACAGTGGCGGTGGAAGTGGGTTGGCTACGCTCCAGGTGCCCGTCAGCTGTACATACCAGAAGTCATCATCTTCTGTGACAGAGGCAATCGAAGCCTGGACTCCTGTGCTATCCCTGACGTTATCAAAACGTAGGCTACCGGCTACACGGGTACCAGCCCAGTGCATCCCAAATTCTTTGTTCTTAGTTGGAAATCCTTTAAATACGCCAGGAATCCGTGGGGTGTTTCCAGTAGTTGTTGGAGTGCCCTGTGGAACAGGAACGTTATAAACAAAAGGATAGTCGTAAGAATTGTCATAAACGCACGCCGTAGCTATTTCGTAACCACGACGCCATCTTGACCAAGCGGATTCCCTGTTTGCAGCGTAAATTGAATCAGGTACTGAACCTTTAGAAAATTCAGTCTTTATCGGCTGAACACCCTTGGGCTCAAATACCTCTGCTTTGTTAAAGTTTCCAAAAGAACTACCGCTTCTTTTGGCCATACATCAGAAGAAGCCGCCCTGAGCGTAGACGTGAACACCCGGCGTGTAACCGGAAATATTGGGACCGTCTGGGAAGACACCAACGTAGATGCGGTCGCCACGCTCCAGGTAGATGCCTTTGTTGCGGAGCGGAGCAGAAGGACCAAGACCACCGGTATTACCTGCGCTTGGCATTGGGTAAGAGAGTTGAGGCATCACGTCTGCACAGTCAACTTCACCGCTGTTAGCTGGAACGGTCTTAGAGAAAAGAATACGGTAGTCACCACTACCTGGAATGGGTGTGGTTGTACCACGAGTGTGGTAAAACACGAAGGTTACTGCCGGTTGATAACCATAAGCAACACCGTTATAAGCAAAACCGCTAGCTGTGCCACCTGAGAAGATGAGGTTGCGGTTGACGCCCGTTAGTGTTGCAGCACCTGTGTAAGTGTAGTAACCGTAACCACTCATGGCTGCGGTTGCTAAAACACCGGTTTGTTCGATGAAAACAATCTGACCGCTAGTCAGCGAAATAACATTGCCAGATGTGCCAGAGTTAATTGTGTAATCTGGAGAACGATACGCATCATTGCGGACAATAGTAATCGAATCAATGACGCCGCCATTGTTATTATCTTCACTCAACTCAGCGTCCATGTCCACAAGAATGGACGGAGCTTGACCACCCTGGACGAATAAAGTATTGCTAGATGCGCTGCCCACAGTCTGGGTTGTTACTCGGACTGCGTCAAATAATGGGCGATCCGAGAATACGGGCTGCTTGTTTGTGGATGTCGACGCCACTATTTTTACCTTAGTTTTTCCTAATTATAAACGATAGAGATTATTGGGCACCACTCGAACGCATGTAGTTCAGCATCTGGACAAAATCAGAAGGAAGCCTCATGGAAGAGTTAGCTAAGAAATCGGGATTCTCCGATAAAGCCTGGAACTCTTGCATAAACCTACCTGCTACATCAGCTTTGGGTTTAAACTTAACTCTCTTAGAGAGCTCATAATTAATAATTGAAGAAGGCGACGCATCTCCGTAAGAAGAGCGCCGCACTTCTCCTGGTAAGTAATTACCGTCTAAGTAGTCAGCAAAACGTGCCATTTAGCGTGCCGCACCAAAGATAGAAGGAATGATTCCACCACCCGGAAGAATATTGCTCAACACTTGCTGAAGGAAAGTTTGAGACAATGTTTTCTTCTGTTCAGATTTCGACGTATCGGTTCCAAGGATAGGTGCTAATACAGACGAAACTGGAGGCGGAGCCGGAGGCGCAGATGGTTGCTGTGCAACAGATTGAGAGAAATCGGTGGGAATATCTCCGAGCACTCGTTGTGCATTAGCGTACAAATCCCCGCCTTTCCTGAAGCGAGGCAGTGCTCCCTGGACAGATGTGCCAAAAGAATCTTTAGATGTTAAAGAAACATTTGGATTGCCGCCAAGAACGGTAGCGTACGCTCGGCCAATTCCCATACCAGGCTTGTAGCCTCGGTCTTGAAAATACTGCAAGACCTTTGGCATTTGACCAACCCTTGTCTGGGGTCCTGAAATGCCGTATAGCTGTTGCTCGTTTTGACCAAACTGAATCAAGCCTTTATGTCGACCACCGGCACCACCAACAATGTTTGGGTCCATATTTGGACCAGACTCTAAAGATAGAAACGCACCAAATTCATAGGGATCCAAGCCCAATTGCTTAGCCCCACGAAAAATAGCCATCCGTTCTTCCGCTGGAAGAATTCCTACCTTAGGTGCCATTACTGGTTCCTCTCTTTCAGTTTCAATAGTTCGCGGTAAGCAAGTCCTGGATTCGCTTTCGCCCAATCCATAAGGGCCTGATCGCTCATCCCGGCTGCACCACCAAGATCCCTCAACTGACGCTGAAGCTCTCCACCCTGCTCCATTCTCCTACCCAGTTGCTGCT